CAAAAGAATGAAAACTTTACACCACAATCTCTACTTAATGGTGTTGTTGCGAAAGATGTTCCATCGGGTCAATCTCTATCTCTCAATCTATTATATAATGATTTATATGAGTTTAATGTAGATAGAAAGAATGCTGCTCTATTATTCCATACTACTCAAAGTGCCGAAGGTAAAGTTCCTATGGTTACTGCTGATGAATACCAAACCAATTCCACGACTGCTTTAACTGCTGAAACATTTGAGGGACACGCACAGAGTAGTGGGACTGCTGGTCTTGGTGGTGTATTTAGATGGACTGCAATTAGACCTAATAAGGGACAGCGTGTTAATAATAAGGGTATGGATCTTATCTATAAAGCTACTGGTCTACCCGCTGAAACTTATACTCTCCGTGTATATTTAGAATTGCTAAAGGTTGCAACAATCGAGGATGGAGTTTTTAATTGTTATTTTGCTTAAATTATTTTCTAATTCATGTTATAAAGATGTTGTATTATTTGGCGATTTTAAAAGATAAATGTTTTAAGAAAGAGAAAGTAGAAGATGAATTAATTAATTTGGTAAATAGTTTACTAAAAACACAAAAGGAAATATTAAAATATGTTGATTTACAAGAACAAGAAATTAAGAAATTAAAAAGTGGTTGGGGTAAAATGTGAAAATAAAACCTCTCAACCACCTCCCTCCAACACCTTTTTTTTTTAAGATTTACCCTAACCACTTTTTTTTTAGTTTATTTTACATAAAAATAATCTAATATTATATTATAAATATGACAATAGAAAGTAAAAATCCAAGTGAAGATATTTCCAAAGCTCGTCCTCAATTAAAAACAAATACAGTTAAACAATATGTAATTAACCTTAAGAAATTACAAAAAATATATGATACTGATGGATATGATTTCTTAAAGAAACCCGAAGATGTTATGGATAAAATAAGTGATCTACATTATCTATCACAACGTAACATGTTAAACGCAGTTATAGTATTATTAATGGCTCTAAGTCATAAAGAAGAATATGATGAATTACTAGAAGAATATGGAAAATTAAGAGATGAATTAAATGATAAATATAGCGACGAACAAAAGAGTGGAGTTATAAGTGATAAACAAAGTAAGAACTTTGCAACAACGGAAGAAATATTTGAGATGATAAATAAAATGGCGGATGATTTAAAACCTTTAAAAAAGAAATCTAAAGATGATATTACAAAAAAAGAATTACAACTATTACAAGCATATACCTTATTTAATATTTATGCTCGAATGCCTTTTAGGAATGATGTAGCTGGTATGATGGCTATTAATCAAGCAGCATATAAAAAGTTAAGTGATGAAGAAAAGAAAGAAAACAATTATTTAGTTGTACCATCCAAGGGTAATATTTATTTTGTATTAAATAAATACAAAACCTCAAAAAAATATGAAGAATTAGATTTACCAATAGAAGATGCTAATTTAAGAAAGATATTAAGATATTATTTAAAAATGAATGGTATGGGAGTTTTATTTAAAACCTCAACTGGTAAACCATTAACAAGAATAGAATTAAGTAAAGTATTACTTAAATATAGTGAAAAGTATATGGGTAAAAAAATATCAACAACCCTACTACGCAAAATCTACTTATCAAGTAAATATGGTAATATGAAGGAGGAGTTGGAAAAAGATAATAAAGTCATGGGTCATTCTAAGCAAGTTGCATTAGATACTTATGTTAAGAAAGCTCAAGATGATGAATAATTAATTTTTTAATTCTTTAATTCTATCTCCCGCTTTCTCAAAAGCAACACTAAAAACTTTCTCAAATCTATTATCTAGTTCATCATATTTATCTTCATCATCATCAAATAAATCTTCATTCGCATCAAGTATATCCATAACATTTTTTCTTCCTTTCTGTCTTAATGCTCTTCTTTCATCTTGTATTTGTTTTATATCATTAAGACCTTTTAATCTATTGATAAACTTGACTACATCTTCTTTTCTAAACTTCTCAAGAGCTTTCATAAAAAAACTCTCAAGTTGTTTTAATGTTTTAAACTCGGGAACAACACTCGAAGGTTTTTTAATTTCTCCTTTCTTTCTTCTTGCAACAACTTTACCTAATGCTTTAACTTGTGCTTCTCTCTTTTTAAAAGCTTCTGTTTCTTTTTCTTGTTTCTTAATCTCTCTTACTTTCTTTGCTGCTGCTTTTTCTTCGGCACTTTTAGGTTTAGGCAATACCTTTTCTGCTTTCTTTAATCCAATTGTTTTCTTTCTCTGCATTTCTACTCTTGGAACTAATGCTTGTTTTTCATGGTCTACTTTATATCCATTTTTCTCAACAAGAGCAATTATATCTTCTCTTTTTGCCCCCTTAGGGATTTTAATACTAACAAGTATATTATGAGCTTTGATTAGTTTTCTAATTTCGGGAGTTGTAAGTTCACCTTTCATCTTACCAGTTTTGTAGGGCATCTTTAAGTATAATATACAAAATAAAAAAATATATTATATTATAAATAAAAAAAATGTTAATTGATAAATCACATTCTAAAAAAGATATTGTTACATTATTTAAAAAACATGGAGTTATTATCGATAGTGAATTAACCAAAAGTAATATTATAAGTAATATAGATTTCTATATCAAAGATTTTAAATATAATGATAATATTAAGAATTGTACCCAATTAAAAGAATACTTAAAGAATGTATCACCAAAACAAAGACCAAATACACAAAAGAAAAATGAGATAATGTTTAAGGCAAAAAAGATTATTAAGTGGGGGAAAAATGATTATATATTCGATGGAGCAACATATAAGAATGCAATAGATCCTTATAATGATATAATGAGTATTTATATGTGGGGTGATTTACCAAGTGTAAGAAGAGCTTGTAGATTTTATAATTATAGTCCTTGTTGTAAAAATCATGTTAATCCAATTATAACTAAAGAAGTTGAGGAAGAATTAAACAACAATAAAATAATAAAACAACAAATTATTTATTCTTTAAAAATAAGAAAATCTACAAAAGAAAATCCAATTTTGGTATGTTTTGATTAAAAATAAAATATATATATTAAGTATAAATGAGTATTTTACTTTTGGGTGATTGTTTAGAAGAAATGAAAGGGTTGGAAGATAATAGTGTTGATTTAATATTTTGTGATTTACCATACGGGCAAACGAGTTGCAAGTGGGATTGTAAGATAGATTTAGAAAAGTTTTGGATAGAAGTGATGAGAGTAAAAAAATTAAATACTCCTATCTTTATGACAACCACAACTAAGTTTGGGGTTGAGTTAATTAATTCAGCACCGAAGAAATGCCCCTTTAGATATGATCTTGTATGGGTTAAATCAAGTCCAGCTGGGTTTTTAAGTGCTAAAAAAATGCCTTTAAGGAAGCATGAACTTGTTTATGTATTTTATGAAAAATTGCCTTTTTATGATTTAAGTAGTCATACTCATAAGTTTATTAAAGAAACCGTTGTTAAAGAAGAAAAAACACAAATATCAAAAGCAAAAGATAAAGATTTATATGGTGATATGAAAGGAGGAACAATTGGAAACGTTCACGGAACTAATTATGACCCGCCACTCCCAGTATCAGTTGTTAAAGAAGATATAAGAAAAGACAAACACAAAACCGCATACGGAGATAATATACATTATCATAATAATCAACAAAAAAATGGAGAGAGTATTTATGACCCACCACTACCAGTATCAGTTGTTAAAGAAGATAAACATACTTTATATGGAGAAATAAAAGAAAAAGGCATACCACATACAACTACATATGAACCACCTTTACCTACAACTATGTTAGAAATTAAATCTACAAGAGGTAAACATAGCACCGAAAAACCCGTTGCATTAATGGAATGGATTTTAAAGTATTATTCTAAAGAAGGTGATGTAGTATTAGACCCAACTATGGGTTCGGGTTCTACTGGTGTAGCATGTAAGAATATGAAAAGAAACTTTATAGGTATTGAGTTGGATAGTGAAATATATGAAGTTGCTGTAAATAGAATAGAAGATTAAAAAGATTTGCGTTTTCTCCAAAAATAAAATATAATATATAGTATAAATATGGATTATAAGAAACAACAAAAAGATTTAAGTTTTGGATTTAAAAGTGAGAATGAAGTTCACCAAATATTAGAACAAGAGTTTGGTACATTATTTAAGTCAAAGTTAAATCCCGAAATGGGAAAATATTATGAGTTCGATAAATATAATGAAGAATATTTTATTGAGATTAAAAGTAGAAGAATACCACATGACAAATACCCAACATTATTTTTTGGAGAAAACAAATTAATTAAGGGTGATGAAATACTAAAGAAAGCTCCACATTTAAGAATATTTTATTTGTGGAAATGTATTGATGGTATATATGGATGGGAACATAGAAGTAGTGAATATGAAATATGTAAGAGAGGAAGAAATGATAGAGGTATAGATGAGTTTGATGATTGTGTAGATATAAAACAAAAATATATTAAACCATTAAAAAATCTTTTAGATAATATAAATGGTAGTAACAAATAAACAAAAGTTTAACAAGAAATATAAACAACCTATTAATACTGCAAATGGTAAAGATGATATTGTAAGATTAACTGGAATACCAAAGAAAATATTAGATGAAGTATATGATCGTGGAGTTGGTGCTTATAAAACAAATCCAAAATCAGTAAGACCAAATGTTAAATCTAAAGAGCAATGGGCTATGGCGAGAGTATATGCTTTTGTTATGAAAGGTAAAACATATAAAACAGCTGATAAAGATTTAGCAGAAAAATTAAAGAAAAAAAAAATAAAAGGATATATTAAATGAATATTGATTATAAAGTTTTAACTGTTGGTATTTTAATTTTTGAGTTTGGATGTTTTAAGCTTGGAGAGTTTTGGGCGAGGCATAAGTAAATATCCATTAAGTTCATCATTATCAATTACCTTAAGTTTAAGTAAACCAAATAAAGAAGATATAAATAATTCATGGTCGCTTCTTCTTATAGGTTGTTTATTTTTCTTTCTAGAATATATTTGATTGCAAAATAAAGTTAATGTATAAATAATTAACTTTATATTTTTGTTTTGTTTCATACTTTCTAATATTAAGTATTCTCCTTGATATATATATCTATCAAATGTTTTTTTTTTAGTTAATGGAAATGAACTTATAAGTAATCCTTTGTAATATAAGTTAAGTGAGCCATCACATCCATTATATATTGTCATTTTATCTATATATTATATGTAGAATATAATATTTAAGTATTAATAATCTATTTTTATGCCTTTTATATGTAAATAATCCCTTTTTATGCCCTTTTTTAGGTATTTAAAGGTAATAATTTTAAAATTATTACTTCTTTAAGTGCTATTTTAGGTATAATTAATGATTATATACCTTATTTATCAATAATATTAAGTATAATTTAAGATTATATTTAAGATTTTGCATGATTTAAGTTATTTTTGCGTTAAATCTCTAAAATTATTTTCTATGTTATATTATAAATGGATAGACAAAACATATATAAAGATAAAATGATAAATATAAATATAGAGAATAAAATGGTTGATAAGAATATAATGCAGTTTAAAGATTTTAAAGGTCAAACTGGTTTTGATGCTTTTATTGATCCAATCAATAAAACAAAAAAGGATGAGATAGAATACATGATTAATAATAGTAAATGTAATAAGAATTATTATTTTGAGTGGACTACATATAAATCTAAAGTAAAACCTTTTTATGATGTTGATATGTTTTATACTGATGAAGAAGAATATAAAAAGAATATTGATATTATCCAAGAAGAAACAAAAGAAGTATTAAAGAAGCTTTATCCCGAAACTGATATTGCTATTAGTTCATCACACGGAGCTAAAACTAAAATCAAAAACAAAACATTTTATAAAGATGTTAATGGTAAGAAAGTTAAAGATTGTGTTAAGAAAATTAAGATTGATGGTTTTGCAATCTCTTATCATTTTGTAATGTGTGATTATGAAACAACCGTGGCTGATTTAAGAACCTTTAATGAAAAGAATAAACTTTATGATATTAACTTTAAGAATACAAATTATAAAATGTTTGATAAAGGAGTTTATCGTGATGGTGGAAATATGAGATTTTTATATTCATATAAACCGAATGATGA